CTGCTGAGACTTTTGAAGAAGTTCTTGCTTTGACTCTTGAATTAAGTGACTATGCTAAGGATGAAGAATTAAATACTGATTTTGATGATATGGATTTTGATGACTTTGAAATTACAGATTCTGAGGAAGAAGCAAATGGCACTGCATTCATGGGCAAAGAGTCTGAGAACGGTGAGGATGGTTCTGGTGAAGACGGTGAAGTTGGTGATGAAGATACAGACGGTGGTGACCAAGAGGGTTCGTTCATGATGGACGATGATAGTGAAACTGCTAAAGACGGTAATGATTCCGATTCTGGTGCAGGCGGTGAGAATGATGTTCCTCCAGGTTCAAAGACTCAAGAAGCTTTTGATGGTAAAATGGAGTCTTTAAATGACGAATATGCCAAAACCCCGATTTATGTTAAATTACCAAATGTTAATACTAAAGGTGTTACCATTGGTTATAAAAAAGTTGCTACAGTATTAACTCCCCATTTCAAAGACCATAAGAATTATAGTTATTGGGATGCTGATTCTGGTACTGAAATCATGGAAAAATTTAATGATGAAATCCGTGCTTGGAAAAAAGATACCATGCCAGTTGTAAATTACATGGTTAAAGAATTTGAAATGAAACAAGCAGCTAGTGCTCACCGCAGAACTTCTGTTGGTAAGACAGGTGTTCTTGATACTAATAAGATGCATGCTTACCGTTATGAAGAAGATATCTTCAAACGTGTTGCCACTGTTAAAGACGGTCGTAATCACGCTTTGATAATTTATGTTGATTGGTCTGGTTCTATGAATGATAAGATTCTTGCTACTGTAAAGCAGACTCTTACATTGGTTATGTTTGCCCGCAAAGTTGGCATCCCTTTCCGTGTTTATGGTTTTTCAAACTCTTCAGGTGCAAAGACGTTAGCAGGTAACGACTTCTATGGACAGATGGATAAGGAAAATTATGGTTTTAACCATTTACAGTTGAATAGTTTAGCATTGGTTGAATATTTCAATGAGAAAATGAATGCCAAAGAGTTTAACAATGCCATTGATAATTTTTACAGTGTTGGTGCTAGCAACGATGGTCGTAGTCAGTACATCAGCACACCAGAGGGATTTCACCTTGCGTCTACACCATTGAACGAATGCATCATTGCCGCTTATGAGCAAGTTGCTAATTTCAAACGTGAAACTGGCAAAGAAAAGGTCAATGTTATTTTCTTAACAGATGGACAATCTAACGGAAATACATCTTATTATAATGCTGTAGAACGTGGAAATCAGTATGGATATGGTGGTTATGGTGATGAGGCAAAATATATGGTTATCACAGATCCTAAATCAAACAAGGTTATTTCAAACAGTCCGTATGGTGAAAATGTCACTGGTGACTTATTAAGAGGTCTTGGTGTTCGTTGTGATGTTAATGTTATTGGGTTTTTCTTAACTCAGAAACGTTCTATCACTTACAGGATTGATTCAACGTGCAAGTGGGAAGATGGTCAAAAAACTAAAAAGTTCTTACAGAAAAATGGTTATGTTTCTTTGCCCGCAAATGGATATGATAAGTATTTCATGGTCAATGACACAGCAATGGACAAAGAAGTTGAGTTTAAAGAAGTTGAATCTAAGGAAGATGGTTCGGTCAACAAAGCAAAATTACGAACTGCATTTAAAAACTTTTCTAAGGGTCGCAAGGTCAATAAGATGTTATTGAATGAGTTTGTTGCGATGGTTGCATAATGCCATATTATTAAGGTGTTATTCTTCTACCTATTTTCTAAAAATAGGGTATAATTAGTATTGTAAGTTGAGTTAAATGATAACAATAAAAAAGGAGTATATATTATGAGTAAAAGAATTAATTTGAATGATTTCGGTGCTGCAGCAGAAGAACTATTTGGTACTAAAGAAATCACATATGCACAGGCAGTCCGCATTAAGGACGTTTATGATGTTTGTGTTCCTTCAATCATTTTTGATGATAAAGAAAATAAAGTAGCAAGAGGTGTTTACAAAGTTCCAACTGATGGTGAGGGTTTTGCCCCTATGAAAAAAGTTGTGATTCCTACACCAACTGCTACTGATAATGTTACACCAACAGCAACTGTTGGCACGACTGGTGCAATGTCACTAGATGCTTCAATTTCATTCATCCCGAGAGTTGACCCAACATATGTGTCATGGGGTAATGCGGGTGACATCAAGAAGATTTTTAAGTCTGGACTATTTTTTCCAGTTTATCTAACTGGTATGTCTGGTAATGGTAAAACGTTCGGAATTGAGCAAACTTGTGCCTCTCTAGGTCGTGAAATGATTCGTGTGAACTTTACTGCTGAAACGGATGAAGATGACTTATTTGGTGGTTTTCGTTTAGTGAACGGTGAGACTGTTTTTCAATACGGTCCAGTTGTTGAAGCAATGAAACGTGGTGCTGTATTATTACTTGATGAGATTGACCTTGCATCTTCTAAAGTTATGGCATTACAATCAGTGCTTGAGGGCAAAGGTTATTTCATTAAGAAACGTGGTGAGTGGATTGAACCATCTCCTGGTTTCACAGTGATTGCTACTGCCAATACAAAAGGCAAAGGTTCTGATGATGGTCGTTTCGTTGGTACTAACGTTTTGAATGAAGCATTCCTTGACCGTTTCTCGGTGACATTATACCAAGCATACCCATCTGAAGCAATTGAGAAAAAGATCTTAACAAAAGCAGCAGAGGGTTTCGGACTTCGTGATGCTGAGGTTGATGCCTTTATCCCTAATTTAACAATGTGGGGTGATATCATCCGTAAGACATTTGAAGATGGTGGTGTTGATGATATTGTTTCTACTCGTCGTCTTGTTGATATTTTAAAGTCTTATTCAATCTTTGGTAAAAAAGACAAAGCAATTAAGATGTCTATTGAACGTTTTGATGATGAGACCAAACAGTCTTTCCTTTCTCTTTATGAAAAGATTGACGCTAGTGTTGGTAATGAGCAATATGGTACTTTCGTTGCTGATGATGAAACTTCAGAAGTTACACGTGACGGAACAGAGTTTTAAAGAACTCCGAGGGTAGTTTAACTCTCATTCAACGGTCGCCTTGAGAAGGGGCGACTCTTTTTATTACTTATATGAGGAGATACAATATGAAAAAAGTAATAGCAATCGTGGCATTAGTCACAGCAATGGGCACTGCAAATGCAGGATTCTTTGGCAATAACTATGGAGGTTATAATGGGAATGGATTCTTTGGTTTTAATCCTTATTCATTTATGGGACCACGTTGGTTTATTCAAGAAGCATCTAACTTTGTAGATGAGTTCGACGGCAATAACTATGGATACAATCGATATCACACTTATGGTTATAATCATGTCAATAGAACCACCAGTCAATACATGAATAATTATATGGACGGTTATAGTAGATATGTCAGATAATAATTTTCAATTTGATTGGAAATACGGTGAGGGGAAAGTTCTCGCCGACCTATCCGATTATTTAAAAGGAACGTATGGTGCTCATTATACAAATGAGTTAAATACTATTCAAACTCTTGATGTTTTTGAATCACGTGGAACTTTGTCATCCACTTCAATTGACAATGCGATTAAATATCTAATGAGATATGGTAAAAAGAAAGGAAAGAATAAAATGGATTTGACTAAAGCACTTCATTACATCGTACTTGCTCAAGCATTCGATGAAAAAACAGGTGAATTTGATTCAGAAACAATTTATGAATAAAACTTGACTTTTGCTGTAACTTATAGTATAATATTAGTAATGATTAAAAAAAGGAATATGTTATGAAATTAAGTGATAAAACGATCGGAGTTTTAAAAAACTTCGCAACAATCAACCAATCAATTTTGATTAAAGATGGTTCTAATCTAGATACGATGAGTGTTCAAAAGAACGTTCTTGCTCGTTATAAAGTAGACGAGAAGTTCCCTAGAGAATTTGGTATTTACGATTTGAATGAGTTTCTGTCAACAGTTTCTTTATTCGATAAACCCGAATTAGAATTTGGTGAAACTTCTGTAACAATTACAGATGGTCATTCTACAACTTCTTATTGGTATGCTGATAAGTCTATCATTGTTTATCCGGAAAAAGAAATTACAATGCCCGATTGTGAAGTGAATTTTAAATTGACTGCCGATACGTTTACTAAATTACAACGTGCTACTGGTACTCTTGGTTTAAATGATTTGTGTATTCGTAATGATGGTGATAAGATTGTCGCTGAAGTACAAGATAAAAGAAATGATACATCAAATACTTATTCAGTTGAAGTTGGTGACCACACTGGTGACTCTGATTTTAAATTCTACTTCTTAACTGAACGTATGAAGATGTTGCCAAATGATTATGATATTGAAATTAGTTCTAAAAATATCAGTAAATTTACTTGTGGTGAATTAGTATATTGGGTGGCATTAGAGAGCGACTCTACATATGGATAAATCTTCCGAATTCTTATGGGTCGAGAAATATAGACCCCAAAAAATAGATGATTGTATTTTATCGGATTCGATAAAAAAAACATTTAAAGAATTTATTGAAAATGGTGATATGCCTAATTTACTGTTAAGTGGTACTGCAGGAACAGGCAAGACAACCGTAGCAAAGGCATTATGTGAAGAGTTAGGATATACTACATTAATCATTAATGGTTCACTTGATAGGAACATTGATACGTTGAGGAATGAAATTGCTTCTTTTGCCTCAACCGTTTCTTTTGATGGTGGAAAAAAGTGTATCGTTCTTGATGAAGCAGACTATCTTAACCCTCAATCTTTTCAACCCGCATTACGTGGTTTCATTGAGCAGTTTAGTAAGAATGTAAGATTCATTTTAACTTGTAATTACAAAGATAAGATTATTGAACCGATTCATTCTAGGACAACGCTAGTTGATTTTAGAAGTGGTAATAAAGAACGACCTCAATTAATGGGTGGTTTTATGAATCGTATCGTTGATATCTTAAATGAGGAAAACGTTAAGATTGAATCTAAACCAGTAATTGCCGAAGTGATTAAGAAACACTTCCCTGATATGAGAAGAACGTTAAATGAATTACAACGTTATTCTGCAGGCGGAGTTATCGATAAAGGCATTCTTGCTAATGTTGGTGAAACAGACGTAAAGCAATTAATGAAACACTTAAAGGATAGGGACTTTGGTTCAATGAGACAATGGGTAGTCGATAATATTGACACTGAC